GCGAGTGGATACCCGCTACCGGCGCGTTGTCGCAGGTGATGGCGCGGATCAAGCCCGCGACGTTTGTGTTAGAGCCTGGCGAGTACAGCGACAAATTGCCGCCCTTGCATACGGTTCAGATGCGCTGTGAACTGATCGACCGCGAGCCGTACGAGAAGATGCGCAAGGACTTCATGGTCGAGTTCCCTGACGCCAAGGCTATCGCCGCAAACGCTGCGGCGGTTACGTCCAAGCTACAGCAGATGGCCTCGGGGTTCGTCTACGAGACGACTCGCACGGCGTCCGATCGCCCCGGCAAGTTTGACGTTTGTCAGAAAACCGTGTGGTTTTCTGACCACAAGCTAGAACTGCTGGATGAACTGTTGGAAGAAAACCAACGGGCCAATACGATAATCGTTTACAATTACCAGGCCGAGCTCGCCGAGTTGCAGCGGCGATACCCCAAGGCGGCGACGATCGACCAGCCGGGCGTGATCGACGCGTGGAACCGAGGCGAGATCGAACTGCTGCTGATTCACCCCAAGTCCGCAGGGCATGGGCTTAACTTGCAGCACGGCGGTTGTCGGATGGTGTTTCTGTCGCTGCCCTGGTCGTTGGAAGAATACGAGCAAGTCATCGGTCGATTACACCGCAGCGGCCAGCGGCATGACGTATGGGTGTACGTGCTGCTGACGGACAAGACGATTGATGAAAAGATTTGGACGGCACTGCGCGACAAGCGCGCGATGTCGGATGTAGCAATGTGGGAGCTAAAATGAACTGGCGAGAACTAAACGCGAAACTGAACGCGATGAACGAGTCTGAAGTTAAGGCGTTATTGGATGCCGAATTGGTTGGCGCCCAGCGCGTCACCTTCGTCGAGCGACTGCATCAGCGGTACTGCGCCCTGCGCGCCGTCCGTGAGCGCGCAGAGATGATGGCGTCACTTGCTCCGCGAGCGCAGGTAGCGTAAGTAGTCGGCGCCTTCCTCGGGCTCCCACCAGACCTTAATCAAGTCTGGGTGCGACTCCGGCAACGCCGGGTTGATCGTCGTCAGCGCGCACGGCGATAGGGAGTTGTCTCTAAACCCTCGGTCCTTGGCATAACGATCGTAAATCTTATACGACGCCACCTTACAGGCGTGCATCGTTATGCCAGATATTGCATCTTTCAGCACGCTATAAGCCGACTCATGCTTGTGCCCGGCGACGTACAGATGGTCGCGGGTGCCCATGATCGCGGCCTTCATCGGGCCGTGCGCCGGGTTCCACACAGACGAGCCGCTATGGTCGTGCCGCGCGTTAACGCGCACTTCGGCGCCGTTGGGGAAGCGTAGCGCGATGCGGGCCTCGCTCGCCTTGTAAAGCGCGTTCTGCTGCCGCGCAATCCACTTGAGCGGATCGCCTGAGCCTGACCACAGGTCGTGGTTGCCGCCGATCATGTAGAGCCAGTTGCAACGGTTGACGAACCATTCGGCCAAGCGCCAGGCCTGTGCGGCGGACGTGGTTTGGTCAGCATAGAGGCGCGCCAAGCGGCCACACCAGTTGTTCGTCGTATCGCCTACGTTCGCGGCGAACAGGCCTTTGGTCTTGTTGACAAGCGCCGTGTGCCGTTCAATGGCTTCAATGTCGCAACCGTCGTCGTCAACGTGCGGATCGCCGAAGTGCAGGATGCCGATGGGGCCGTCGAGCTTAACGCGAACCGGTATAAGTTTGCTGGCCTCCTCATGCTCGCGCTTGTGGGCGAACTTGCGCTTGCGCTGCGCGATGAGCTCCTCAATAGGTACGTCATCGTCGGGAATCGGGGTGAACTCAAAGTCTTTGTAGACTTCTTCGGTCGGATGCCCGGTGTATGTCGAATCAGGTATATCGACGCCGCGACCCTTGAGGCCGTCTAATCTAAATTGCAGCGAACGGACGTTCATGTTGAGCGCCCTGGCTGCTACTGCGCGGATACCGTTTGCTTTCTTTAGTGCATCAAGAATCTGTGAATCTGTCGCTTTTCTAGCTGGCACAACCCCTACTCCATTGTCGTTAACATCTGTTGCAACAAGTGACCGAGGCGGTCCACCAGTGCCTCATCGCTAGACAGGTCATCGTGACCGGCCACCGAGAGCAACGCATGGACGGCTTCGTGAGCCCACACCTGCTGCCTATTCGTTCCTTTACAAGTGCTTATGATGTGAATCTCATACTTGTCAGGAAGAAACATTCCAACACAATTTTTGCCATGACGCCACTTTGAAGGCGAGATGACTTTTACTTTGATTGTGTGACCGGCGAGTTGAAAGTGCGCCGGGATACCGTCGCTGCGTGTTACGGGCTGGTAGTCGCCCACCGTTGCAGTGCTCGCAGCTTGGCGTTTTGCGCGTCGCATTGCGCGGCTAGCTCGCGGAGTTCGGGGCCGATGTCTGGCCCTTGTTCAAAATTTGCTCCAGCCGATCCTGCATCGCTCCCGGCGGCGGGGGTGGCTCCAGCAGTTCCTTCGGCGGCGTTGCTGGCTGGCACTGCGGCGGGCTCGCGGCACAACCGGACAGGAGTAGCGCGAGTAGGACGGCGAGCAAGAGCAGCCAGTTCGGATGCGTACGCATTTGAAGCCACTTCAGCACGTAAGCGATTAGCACGCTCGGTCCGTAGTTCAGCTTCCAGACGCTCCACTTGAGGGCGTATTTCTTCACGGCCTTGCTCCCGAAATGTATGGACTGCGTAGACTGCCAAAAGGCCTAAGCCTACTGTCAAGATCAAATGCGGTGCGTATTTCAGTAACCAGTAAGGCACTACTTTACACCATTGTGCTCAAAAGAATAGTGGTTGCCGTCATTGAAGCGGCCACCCCAGCGAGCGAGGGGGTGCTGCTGCTCCCACCATTCGCCCAGGGGGCGGTGATCCTCGCTTTGCTCAAGGAATTCGCCGTCTTTGAACAGGTTAAGGTCGATGGCTAGCCGGAGCTTATGGGCGCTGCTCGGATGACTATAAGATTTACGGACGCCCATGGCGCCGTGTACGCGGGGGTCGCGGAAGGCGTCGCCCAGCGACACCTCAAACCCTAGTTCATACGCTTTGTCGATCAGTCTGGCCACTAGGCGGGCAAACTGCCGCTGCTTTTGGCCTAACGTCATGGCTTGTCGGCCTTGGCGTCCAGCTTGTCGTTGATGCGCATCAACATCGTTTTAATCTCGTCGATGTCGGCGCGATAGTCAGCGCGGGTCACATACGTTAACGGCATATTGCGCACGTCTTTGTCGAGGCGCTCAATGCTGCGGCTGATATTGTTGAGAATCCACCCACCAAAAACGCCGGCGATGCCGACGATAATGTTGAATAGAATTTGCCCTTCGTCCATTACATGCTCCGTAGCACTAGGGTTACAAGCCAACTGATCAGTGCTCCGGCGGACAGCCATAGCAACTTCTCAACCCAATCAACACGGCGCTCAAGCGAGCGCAACTTCGTCTCAACTGCTCGGACGCGATGCGTGTAATCGGTCTTAAGCAGCCGTAGGTCTTTGGTTTCAACCGTCATTTCGCCGCAAGCGGTTGCGTCGTCACGGCGCGTAGCGCCAGGTTAGCGATCGCGCCTGATAGCATGATCGCGGCGGCAACCTGCGAGCCGAACAGCGTCGTTAGGTGCGCGCCCATCAGTTCCAGACCGCCGAGGATGGCGATCAATACGTTGAACCATACCGTTTTGGATTTAAGTGCGCCTTTGAGCATGGGACTTACCTCGCTAGTGCGTTGCGGGATTCGCCCGCAGGTTCTGCAAACACGTTAGTAATAACGCCCGGCGTGATGGCTGGGACGCCACGACCAGGCGTAACTTGTGCAGGTCGGAAGAAATACTCTCCGACCGGACCTCGGCGGGTAGCCAGCGCGTTGCTAAACGCTTGCGCTGCGGAGTTAGAGTTAATCAAATCCACCGCTACCTGCGCGGCCGTGCGCACATCGAGCTCGCCCTTGACGCGAGACAGGATGAAGTTAGCCAACATCGCAGGACGTGACAGCAGCGACGGAATGTCCGCTACGTCTTCCTGAACGATGCCTCGGACACCTGCGCCCGCGCGCTGACCATCGGCGACTAGTTTGTTGAACTGGCGCTGGTCGCGGAACGAAGCGTTGATGTCCTCGACCACGGACTTCAGTGCAGGGATTTCCGTCACGGTTCCCGCTACGCGGGTGGCTGATACGTCAGGCGTTACGTCGGCAAGGTTAGCTTCGGCTTCCTTGGTAAACGTCGCCAAGTCATCGAGCAACGCACGACGCCCTTCGAGGCCCATCGCACGCTTGCCAAACTCGGCCAACTGCGGCCGCACGTTCATGCCGGCGTTGTCAAAGATGCCAAGCTGTGCGCGGTAACGCTCCATAAACTGCCGGTGCGCTTTGGGGTCTACGCGACCGCCCTTAACAACGGCTTTGCGGTAGTTGCCCAAGATGCCGTTGCGCATGGCTTCCATCGCATCGGGGCTGTCACGGAACGCCGAGACAAACCGGATGGCGCTGTCTTCGTTGCGCAGCGCCGTGCTGACCACGCTGGTCGGCGGTACGGGCGCCTCGCCACCGCGCCCACGCGGCGAGAGCTTGGCTACCCAGCCTTCGCGGAACGGCTGTGCGATCTGCGTTTGATAGACGTTGAGTGCGTTAGCGTACGCATCGCGGGCGTCTTTGGGCACGCCACGGCGGATGGCCTCATCTACTGAGTCACGTAGGCTTTGCAAGTTGCGCAGCGCCAAGCGCGAAGCAGTATCGTTAGCGCCCATTAGGCGGCTAACGTCCATGTTGATCGCCTTAATGATAGCGTCCGCACCTTCCAGCGTAACCTGCGGCGGGATCGGCGCCGGTGCTGGTCGAGCACCTGCCAATCCGCTCATCGGGTCTGTGGTAGCCGGCGGTTCGGAGAACTTATAGATGCGCAGGATTTCGTCAGTGTTAGGCGCCAGTCCTGGGTCAAGACGCGTGGACGCATCCGCTTGGATGGCTCGCGCTCGACGCACAACAGGCTCCAAACTGAACTGATTAGGCGCCAAGTCAAACGCGGCTTGATAGGCAGGGGTAACAACATCGCGCTGACGCTGGTTGATAAGGTCTGCACGCTCCTGCGCAATCTCACGGCCTACGCGGCGCTGGCTGGTTGTCGGTACGGCGCCGGCCAACTCCGTCTCGCGCTCGGCCAACAGGCGCTGCTGCACCTGCTCGTCTGCTTTGACCTTAGCTAACCGGTTAGCCATGTTCTGCTGAATGGCCGCATCGCGGGCAGCGTACATGTCGCGCACGGACGTGTTGGCGTATTTTGCGGTGCCAATGAGCGCGGCAAAGTTGGAGTTGCCCGTACGCAAAGCAACCTGTTGCGGCGTCATGCCGGACTCCAGCATGTCGATCGCCGCTTGCATCCGCATCGGATCGTTGTCAAACGCGTCTAAGTAAGCGCGGGCGCGGATACGCTCGCCGCCACCCGGCAACACCGGTTCAACAATGTTGTAGGCCGTACCGCCAAGTTTCTTAGCGGCGACGTTGATACCACCCGGTGCAGCAGCGCCAAGAATCGTTGCGCCCATCTGCATCCAAGGGCTCTCAGCGCCCAAGGCTTCCGATACTTCAAGACCGGTCGCACCGCCAAGCGCCGCGACCGTTTGCTGTCCTGGCTCACGGCCAAGCTCAGTAACGACGCGTTGGGGAGTGCCCGTGGGGACTCGCGGAGCAAGCGCAGTTGCAGCACGCGCAGAGGCTTGCGCTGGAACGGCAAACTCTGCTCCGGTGCGCAGGGCGCTAGTAAACTCGCCTGTAGGGGAGCCCATGATGCCTTCGGGATACAAGTCCCGAATCATCTGCGACGGCGTGCGCACAGGGTCTAGCCCGACCGCGCCACGTCCGACGTTGTACATTGACGCGGCAATATCGCCAGCAGTCAACGCTCCAACACCAAACGCCGCACCGGGTATGGCGCCTACGCCACCAAACGGCGCGCCTAACGCCGCGCCCACACCGGCGGCGGTCGCGTACGGGCCGACTGTGGGGTTAACTACTTCGCGGGCAAAGTCTACGACGCCGCCCACAACGCGCTCGGGGTACGACGGCGGAGCTTGGTACTGAGACCACGGACCTTCCGCCTCTGGCGCCTTGTACTTCTCCCAAGGGCCGGCCATTTAGCGCACCCTCTCCCAGTTTTTTGGGTCGCCAGGATTGCCACCCTTAAACCGGTAGCCGCTCTCCACTGTACCGACGGCCGGACCTTGACCCGCACCTTCAGGTGTCGCGTACTTCTTAAGCGCCGGTCGATCAAAGAGCGACTTGCCACCCGCGCCATCCAACCACGCATCTTCCGCGCCATCAAACGTACCGTTGTCGCGGCGCCACTTGGCGTAGAACCGCTGCTGCTCGCCATCGCGTTTGATCTGCTCGCGGGCCACATCCAGCATGAATTGGTTGGCTCTAGGCGTAGTACCCAAGCTGATGAAGGTTTCTTCGATACGTGCAGCGTCCGATTCCGTCTGCGGACCCTTCTGCTCGATCTGCCGACGAAGGACGTTTTCTTTAGCCGCAGCCAAGAACAACTCCGCATTGGCGGCTTTCTTCTCCGCCTCGGGTTCGCCAAGTGCCGCAAGGAAACGAGCACCTTGCTTGACAGCTTCGGCACCGAATCCTGTACGAAGCCCCGCATCCAGCGCGCGTTGCGCTTGGTCGATCGTTGTCAAGAAGCGGCGGCCCGACTCAGCGCGGTCGCGGATGGTGGTGTAATCGGCCACCAAACTTTCGCCAAACTTACCGGCTTCAGCTTTTTCTTGGACGTTGGTGATGCTAGTTATAGGGCGTCCGGCGGTACGCTCGCCAATGTCTTGAGCGTAAACTTCAGGCGATCGCGGCACGAACAGCTTGGCGCGTTCGGCCGGCGGCACTTGCGACAAGAACTGCCCGCGCAACTGCTTTTGCAGTGTTGCTGGATCGTCTGATAACGTGTTGGCAGCAAAGTCGCGGAATTGAGGTGCAATTATGCCGCGCTCAATCATAAACTCTACTTGGTCAAGTACTTGCGCTTTAACGGGCGGCGTTTCACCGTACGCAAAGTCGCCAAGCATCTTTTGAAACCGACCGTAATTGTCGTCGGCCATTTCGGATGTAATTTTATCGGCTTCAAGCCCGGTCTTTGTTGCCGTCGCACGTTTACCAGCGATGTCAGCCATCGACGTGGCCAACTCAGCGCCGGGCTTGCCAAAGCGCAGCAGTTTGTTCTGCGCTTCGGGCGTGCTGAGATCAGGCGTGCTAGCCAAGAAATTGCGCAGTTCGGTTTCCCGAGTTGCTGCCGCAAGTTCTTGCGCTTCTTTAATGCGGGCTAGTCTGTTGGCGCGAGCGGCTTCCAGTCCTTGCACGTATGAGCCAAGGACGTTGACCGGGTCCAGTTGAGTTGCACCGATAACAGCCATGATTACGGTCCTCCTGGGCCAGCCGGCGGCGGGTTAAAGTAGCCACCCTTGTAGAGCCCGTAGCCCATTGCACCTTGGCCAAGAGCTTGCGCAAGTGCATTAGCCTGACCGAGATAACCTGACGCGCGAGCCTGACCGCTCTGCATCAGCAAGTTGCCAAGGTTGGCGCCCAACTGACCAGCCTGACCAGCGACCTGTTGCGTCGCCGTCTGACCGGCGCCGTAGAGGCTGCCAAGTGCGCCAAGGCGGGTGCCTAACTGCGCCTGAGCGCGGTTAAAGGCGTTCATATATTCCTGTGAGCCCATCTCTTGACCGTAGCGCGTACCGGCGCGGATGGCTCCGCCGCCAAGGTACTGACCGCGTGCAGCCTGCATGCGCTCTAGCGCCTTTTCGCCTTCGGCGAGGCGAAACGCGTAGCCGGGGTCCATTTGCAACTGCTCGGGCGTAAAACCGCGAGTGAGCATGCCGTAGTCGGCTGCCGTGGCGTCGCCACCGATACCAAGCAGTCGCATTAGTTCGTTCTGCGACGTAACGCCCGCTTGGCGGAATGGTTCAGCTAGTTCGGCTTGCCGTTCAAATATGTCGCGCTGGACTTGCGATGCTTGTTCGGCGGCTTGCGTTTGTGCGCGGGCAGCTTTGCTAGCTCCCCGCGACGCGACGGCACCGCCAATGACGGCGCTGCCTAGGATTGCTGCTGCGGTTCCAATGGCCATTACGCCACCTCTCTCATAAACGTGCGTTCCATAGGACGAAACCCTTTTCGCGCATATAGATTAGCCATCTTGCCTGCGCGCTCATCTTCAAGGGCAATCATAAAAATAGCGGTTGCATTTTTTGCGATTGCCCACGATTCGATCATATCGTACATGGCTTGACCTGCCCCTTTGCCTCGCGCTACGGGCGTCAGCCACCACCACAACTCCTGCACTACCATACTGGAAGGGCTGAAGTACATAGGGTAAAACAATGCGCCGGCGATTCCAATAATTTCACCGTCGTCTTCGGCCAGCCACACACCAATGTTAGGGTTCTGCACGGCCTGTAAGAAAAAGTCGGCATACCCCTCATCATCGAACGGAATAACGCCATGCACCGGGGACGCCGCGTGAAACGCCTGCGCCAGTGGCAGGTATCGCGGGAAGTCCTCGGCGATTGCGTTGCGTACAATCACGACACTTCGCGTCCCGAGCAGCGGATGTTAATGGCCGACCCGGTGCCTGCTAGCGTCGAGATCGACCCGCCCGGCGCGAGCACTTGGCCCACAAGCTCAGGGAACGTGTACGTTTCGGACGGCAGCAAGGTCTTGGCCTTAACGATCAAGTTCTGGTTGCCGGCGTTATCGAACGCTGTGACGATGTTGACCGACAACGTAGCGGCCGAACTGCTGTAATTGGTGGCCGTAAACTTGTCAATAATGGCCGCCACGTTAGTCGCGGAATATTGCGTCGTCTGCGACGCCTCGGCAATTTTTGCCGGTATCAAGACTTTTACGCTAACTGCCATGTGTCACCTTATGGGAAAGTAAAGACCATGCGAACACGGCCATTTGACCCCGCATCGCCGTCAAAAAACTCACCGCCGTTACCGCCAGCACCCGCCGTTAGCGAGTTATCGCCAGCAATTCCGGTGGCACCGGCTTGCGTATAGAACGCACCACCGTTGCCAGTCGTGTTGGTCGTGTTACCGCCGCTAGCCGTACCACCCGCGCCTTGCTCGGCGAACTGACCGGAATTACCCCCGTTACCGCCGTTAGAGGTCATCGTCGTAATCGTAAACGTGCCGCTAGAGACGTTACTAAACGTGCCGGGGTTGCCAAACGTATTAAATGCCGTGCCGCCTGCGCCGCCCGCTCCAACGATAAAATTAATCGTTTTTAACGAGTCACCGCCCGTTAACACCAGCACCGTCTTGCTGTAGCCGCCGCCGCCACCACCACCGCCGGGGAACACTTCAGGTTCGCCTGGCGCGATAAACCCTAAGTAGCCGTAGCCGCCACCACCACCCGCGCCCCAGCACTCAATCGTCACGCCGTCAGCGCCAGACGGGATCGTCACAGACCCCGCGCCGGGTGACGTAGCGTCATAGACGCCCGCACCAGCGCCGCCGGTCGTGCCTGTGATCAGTGCTGCTAAGGTCGCGCCGCCCATTAGGTCAAGCCCGCTCCGCTAATAAACCAAGAGGTCGCGCCAACCTTGATACAGGTGGCGATGCCGTTCTGCGCGAGTGTCCGCGTGCCGGTCGTCGTGCTGTTCACTAGCGTCAGCGTGTCCGACGTAATAGCGATCGACAGCGCCGAAGCGTTGACGTTAATGATGACAAAAACCGTACCGACCGGAAACGGAACCGATGCGTTGGCCGGAATCGTTAGCGTGACGCTGCTGCCGTTCATTACGATCGACTTGCCCGCATCCGAGGCGATCAACGTGTAGTTGGTCGTCTTGCTGTTTTGCGGGGCGTCTCGATAGCCAACCGGGTAGTTGGTGTTCGACGGCGCGTTGTCGGGGATCAGCGCGGTGCCGGTGAACGTCGGGCTCGCAATCGGGGCATAGGTCGCCGCAGCGGCAGACGTGGACAGCGCGTCCGTGATGCCGTAGCCCGAAAGAGTCGTCGGCGTGCCGATAATGTCGGTCCAGTTGATGCCTTCGATGCTGAAGTCGTTGACGCCCGCCACGTCGTCGTACGTACCGATTACGACGTTCGCCGAGGTCATCAGCACAAACTTGTACGACACGCCCTCGGTCAGCCAGATGGCCTGCGCTGTCCGCCCTGCGGCGTTTAGCACAATCGGGTTCGTGTTCGGCGTGCCGCCGGACGAGTCCGTGTAGGTCGCCTGCGGCGTCGTGGTGCCAGCGGTATAGGTCCAAATCTTACCGCCCGACAAGATGTTGCCGTTGTTGTCGAAGAACTGCGCTCCGACACCGGCAAAAGCTGAAAGAAAGACGCTCATAAATTCACCTGAGTAACGGTTAAAATGACGGACGGAATAGCGGGCACGGGGGCCGAGGCGGCAAAATACTGTAACTGCACGTCTAGGCTGTCTACAGAGAAATATAACTGAAAGTAATCGCCGTTGGATAAGGGCAAAAAGTAATTAGCCGCCGAAAAAATTTCCGCGTTGTTGCCTTGAATTTGAATCAAACATGCAGAATTCGGCACTGCGGTGCCATTGAGCGCAGCCCAAATATAAAACCGACCGGTGCCACCCGATGTTTTGTCTACTTGGATAGAAAATTGCACGTTGTAGATGGCGGGGCGGGACACCTTGATTTTGGTGTTATCTGCCGGGTCACGATAAATACCGTAAGCGGTATCAGCGTTGTTGTAGCTAATTGCCTTAGCCGTATTAGTTCCGGTTGCCGCTTGGGTTTGAGTTGAGTAAAACGACCCAAAGCTCACGGGCGTCAACTCAGGTGTAGGCGGCGCAAGCTCTAGCGCACTGATGCGGCTCTGAGCCACCGCTAGCTCTGCCTCGGTCGCGGCGTCGCTGTAAGGTGCGAGCTCAAGATCGGCAAGCGAGACAGCCGTAGTACCGCCGCCCGTCAGCGTGAATTGGTTGTTAAGGAACCGAAACCACTCACGCGAAATAAGGCCCGTCCGCTCGTCTATGAACGGGACGCGGGGTGCGGGGATGTTAGTCGTATTGCTCATCAGGCTGCCGTCGGTGAAAGCCGCAGTTCAGCGCCCATAATAGCCGTCACCATAGGATCGGCTGCCGTAAGCTCGTACACTCGGTCGCGGGACTTCAGCGTTGCGCCAAGCCGTCGCCAGATGACGCGGGTTTGTGTCGCGCCGATGGGGCCGAGTGACTCCCATCGCTCGTTGCTCCACGTATGGCCGCCGTCGTCCGACCAGCGCAGCATCACCTGCGGAAGCGGGACGCTGTTGTTAGGCTCGCCTTCGACGACGATACCGCCGTTGTCTTGCTGCAAGATCAACCCCGGCATCTGCTGCGCCAAGAGGCTGTCATCGTCATAGAGCCCGCCCACACCGGTCTGGCAGTCCAACTGCAACTGGTGATGGATCGTACGTGTCAAATTATTGGCGCCGGTCGGGAGTGCCCGCCAGCGGCGCATCCAACGCTGCTCTTGCAAGTCGTCGCGGAAGTATCGCAGGTCGAACTGGTAGAGTTTGCCGTTTTCATAGTCACCAACCGTCGGCTGGCCTTTGAAACGGGCATGGCAGTTAGAGCGATGGCGCTTGAACTTGCCTTTGGCAAAGCCCGCCCGCTCATGCCACGCGCCGGTTGCGGCATCGTATACCCATGTGGTTTCCGCACTTGGGAAGATAAGTACGTAAAACGCATGGCCGTCTTGCTGGTACGTGTAGGCCAGCGCATCGGACATGTTGGCGTATTGCTGGATAGCAAACTCAATCGCGTGGGTTGAGACGCGCACGCCTTGGTAGCCCTGCGCCCGGTAGACGACGCCTTGACCACGCGCGTCGGCACCAAGCCAGAACACGCTGTTGTCGAGCTTGGCGACCGAGTACGGCGCGATGCAGCCGATTTCGTTGTAAGCGCCTTGGATGCGCTCTAGCGGGAAATCGGGGTTGCCCGAGTTGTACCAGACCTCGACCGAATTCGTGCCAAACAGCCACGCCTCGCGGTGATCGACAATAATTGACACCAAGCCGTCAGGCGAACCTTCGGCGCTGGCAAAGTCAAGCGGGTCGATGGACAAACCATCAAGCAGTGCCGTCACCCAGATGCGCTGGCTGTTTGGTTCGTTAAATACGAAATAACCGTCAAGGTAGCCCACCGTCACCGCGCCAGGAAAGTCCGGGTCAGTGATCTGCTGGAATACATTGGTGTTGCTGTTGTAGATGTATCCTGTAGGGTTACAGGCTACAAAGATTTGGATGCCGTTATCTGCCATCGACACCGGGCCAGTGCCCGTGATATCGCCGAGCTTGGTAACGTTTAAGTTACTGTCAACTTTGTAAAACTCGCTGCCCGAGGCGACGTACAGGTTGTCTCCCAAAGGATACAACGCGCGGATGGGGCCAGAGCCCACCTCCATGTACTGCCGCAAGCCTGGGCAACGCTGTAGGTATGCAGGTTCTTTGCCGCCCTCTGGTATCACCTCTGGATAGAGGTTGACCATCCGAGCGTCGGCGGCGTTTACGCTGCGTGCAACGTAAGACGAGCCTAAGATCGGCGTCTTCATTAAAAGTTACCGGCGTAAATGTTGTACCGATTGCGGCGCGCGATCAGGCTGTACGGCATCGCCATGACGTTGTTGGGATTGTTGATGCGCTTGAGGTTGCGCTTGCTGTACATCGCCACACGTCGTACGTCTGGCGAAGGCTCAACGCCAAACTCAGGTGCAAGCTCCAGAGCAAGGTTGTAACGGAACGCCCGCAGATAGCCAGGCGGCATGAGGATTTCGGTGGTCAACGAAGCAGGGTCAAGGAGCTTCTGTACCGAAATGAAGTGGAATTCCAGCGTGCGGTTCGGCACGGGATAGACCGACATGGTGATATTTGGAAACGTGTTGTTTACAAACATCACTTGCGGGTAGGTGCTTTGAACCGTCTTAACTGCAATGTTGTTGTATTGCAACTGGTTAATAAACTTAATGCCGTACGACACGTTTGTGGACGGGTCGCGGAAAAAGGTTGAGTCGTCAAGCAAGATCGGGCGCTGTTGCGCAGGTACCGGATTGCCGTCTTCTAACGACAAGTAATCGTCATCTTGCGTGATGATCGGCACTTCAGACTGCGTGCCAATGACATAAACGAAATCGCCCGTAGGCCCAAGCGTCTGAATACGCTCGCCGGCGCTCCACATGTACGTCTGGTCTTGCGTACAGAACACGGCAAGGCGCTCAGTGTTCCAGCTATCCACCATCTGATCGAACGCCGAAAGTGCGTCCTGTGCCATCGAGGCCGACGGCGTTTCGCCCTCAGCCAAGATGCCCAGCAGACGCAGCGCCCCGTTGATTTGATCGCCTGCGGTTGCCATGGCTTATTCCTTTCGCTTTCGACGCGCCTTTAGTTCGTTAACGACCGGCGCAGGTTCCGGCGACGCAGCAGGTTCGTCCTGCCGCGCCGCCGGTTCCAATGGGTCATATTCCTCCCATCCGTATTCGGCATCCATAGCCGCCTCTACGTCAGAGATGGCGATCTTTAGCCCGTGAACCGGGTGGCGAAGATATATGTTCATAGTTACGGCAGGAGCCCGTAAGCCTGAAACCGCGACTCAAGCTGAGCAACGCGAGTCTGGAGGTTTGCAATCACAGCCAACACCGTGTTGCCTTCGTTCTTAGTAACGAAGCCGAACGGGGTCGTCTGGGTCAAATCCTGAATCGCAAAGTCTGCCGGAGACGGGGCCGTGGACGTAATCGTCGTAAGCTGCGCCGTAAGAGCCGCACCTTCGGAAACCGGCGTCGTGCCGAAGAATCCGACCGTGCCGCCCGCAGCGCCAATTACTGCACCGTCAAGCTCTGGGTCCGAGAACGCAACACCAACCGCCTTTGTATTAGGCATAGAAATACTCCTATGAGCAGTGCCCCCTACGGTATCACCCGTAGGGGGCGTTTGCTATTACGAAATGCGGTAGAAAGTCCAGGCCGCGTCGCCAGTCTTGCGAGCGCGGAAGTGTGCCGACGTACCGTCAGCAACCACCGCCGAACCCACGACCGTCCAACCCGTGCCCGAGAACGTCACGTCGTTTCCTGCGTCGTCACCGAGGTTGACGCAGAAGAAGTCGAACGTGCTGCCCACGCGGGCGCTCGCCACAGCGGCGTCCACAAGGGACGCAGCCGCGAACGAGTAGGTGCCCGCAGACGTGCTGCCTGAGTCCACCGAGAAGACGCCGTTCACAAGATCGGCGACCGCGATGGTGCCCGAAGCGCCGGCGTACGCCGTCACCGGGCCGAGAACGCCCATGATTGGCTCGGCAGAATTGCCGGCGCCAACCTGATAGCCACTAGTACCGTTAGGAAGTGCCATTTTTAGTTACTCCGTGAATAAGGTTAAGAATTAGCCCCAGATGCGGCAGGCCATCTGCGGACGGATCACCGAGTAGCCATACAGCACGTCGATACGGCAGGGCATACGGTCGTTGTTGATGTCGTACTGACGGACAACGCGCATGGAGATGCCGTTGTGGACCTGACGCGACGCCATGTCAACGCCCTGCGGGAGCAGGAGGTCGGCGGTGGCAAACGTGATCGCGTCCTTGTGGTACACAAGGTTCTGAGCGTACTGGCCGCTAGCGGCACCCACGTAGGTCACGACATCGCTGGCGGTCGGCAGCTTGCTGACCGTGGCGAGGGCGTGCGTCGGACCGTAGACCGCCGGCAGGAACTCCACATCCACGAACTCCGTAGAGGCCGAGGTGACGGTGTTCTGCACAACGAACTGCTGCAACGCGCCGGTGGACTCGCGGGTCTGCGGGTTGACCGCAAACACGCCAGCGATCGTGAACACGTCGCCGGGGACGAGGGTCAGGCCGTCGGTCACGTTGTCGAGCGTCAGCTTGGTCGCACCGTTGACGAGCGTCGTCTTCACGATCGGGGTGTCCGCGCGTGAGGCCGAGCCGTTGGTGTGCTGCTTGATCGACTGAGACATGTTGATCTCGTCGTAGCCGAGGATGCCTTCGCCCATCATGCCGTTCTTGAACTGGCGGCTGATGGAGTCAACGGGGTTAAACAACCCCTTCATGCCTTCGACGAGGCCAGCGTTGGCAGCCGGGTTAACGGTTGCGTAGCGCGGGGCCATGCCGGCGGCGGCTTCGTTGAGCTTCTGCTGGGCCTGCAAGAGAACCAGCGAGGTGCCCGGGGTCACGCCCGGCGTACCGACCGACTGGTAAATCTTCTTGAAGCTGTTGGCCACATCGGCGTCGATGCTGGAGGCGAGCTGGCTGATACGCGGCTTAAGCACGCGCTCGGCGAAGTCGTCCAACTGGAGGGCCATTTCGGCGCTGGTGAAGTTGACACCGATGTGCTTCTGCGAGGCGACGGTGAGAGTCGTGAACTGCTCGTTGTCGTCCTGCACCTGAAGCGCGGCGCCGTCGGTCACAAGGGCGCGATCCGGCAGACGGATGCGGAGGGTCGAACCGATCTTGGCACCTTCGACAGCGAAGCTGTCGTCGTACTGACGGTTCACATTGCGGGTGATCACAAGGTTGTTCTCAAGGATTTCGAGAGCCTTCCTCGTGATCATGTCAATAGTAAGAAGTGTATTAGCCACGATATATCTCCAAAAAAGAAGTTAGCGGTTACGTCGCGCTTCCCATTGTTTAATCTGTCGCATGCGCTCGGCTTCGATCCACTCCGACGTGCTCATGTCCTTGACTGAGCGTGGGTCCGTCGTGTCTCGGGCCGGGGCGCCTGTGGTTTTGGCCGTGACAGGCTTAATCGGCGGGGGCGCGTTGGTTGTCCTTTTAACCGGCGGATTGTCGGCCAATTTGACCTCAATCTTACCGATCTCCTTGGCTTGCAGGTACGGAGACAAACGGGAAATACGTTCAGCTTCGCGGGGGTTGGAACCTAAGTAGTATGCTACGTCGGGGCCAACATCCGAAGCCTGAATCGTCTCGGCCATCACGTTCGTAATCGGCAACGCCTTGTTGTAGACGACTTGTTCAAAATCATCGTACCGGTCAAAGGCCGCTTCTTCACGTTCCTTATAGGCCATCAATAGCTCGCGCTGTTGCCGTTCTGCCTCACGTTGGGCCAGCAACTCCTCGGCTTTGCGGGTAGCAAGGGCTTCCGCGTAAGCGTCGGGGTCAACGTCCCGGTCAGGCAGCATGGCGGGCGTCTGGGCTTGTGGCTCAGGCGCTTTCAACGCTTGCTCTCGTTCCCACTTGCGACGTTCCCGTGCAAGTCGTTTACCTACCAGCGCGTCGAGCTCCTCTTGGGAGAACGTCTTGGCAGGCTTTTCCTCCGGCTGAGATGCCTCTTGGGCAACAACTTCGGGTTCCGGTGCAGCCGTAGCAACCGGTTCCGGCGCGGGTACTTGTTCCGCTACTACTTCAGTTTCAGACATTTTGATTCCTGATGAATCCCTGGTCAACCGGGCCAGTACGGGTTAAATATAGTCTGTTGCGTAAAAACGTCAAGGTTCATCAACCCACGTTCCGAATCTTTCGACAACCCAATCTGTTCCTGCGGCGTTTGCTTTGACGGTTGCTGTACTGCCAACAGTATTGGACTCCATGTACTTACCATCCGCTCCACCAAAAGGCCATAAACGATCAGCAGCGTTAGGATCGATACGAATTAACTGCGCGGCTACTACTTCAAAACTAAATGAAAGTCCTGGCGCAACAGCAGGCAAAGTAATTGTCATTAGCCCGGTATCGCCTGTGTTGTCAATGATCCAACCAGACCAACGCGCTGTAAGTGTTGTATCAGATGTTCGCGTAACTCTAAACGGAGTTGGCGTCCATGAAATATAAGTATTGGTAATCCCGTCATCTGCATAAGGCACTGCGGTTCCTACAGTATTCACCCATTCGAGATTGTTAATAACAACATTGTCCCACGCATTTCCCGAATTGACGCTAATGTAATACGGAGTTCTTGCCGCAACAGAATCAAAAATTCGCAGTCCGTTTATGCGAATGTTGCCTGGGTTTGGATGTACAGGATTGTTAGACGAATAAAACGCTATTGGCGCATTTCCGTAAACACTTATTTGTTCAATGTTAGTTTTAATTGCTTGAAAATTATTGATTGTGATGCCATTAAATGTTTTGTTAATGTTGCGGATAAAAAGGCCATAACTGCCAGTATTTTCAGCAACACAATCATTCAATGCAAATCGCCAGCCGGTAGTTCCAGTTGTTCTGGTATTAGAAATTTCAAACCCAGTTGCATCTGCGCCAGTCCCGCCTACAGCAAGACAGTTTTGAAATTCAATGTCTACATCTGCTGTTATGGTATTAAAATCAATCATAAATCCACCGCCTTCGTTTCCGTCAGCAATGCAGTTTGTGATTTTTATTCCATACAACGCTGAAATCGACTCAGGTTCAATATCAATACCAGCAGAAGGTTCTTTACCATTTGTGTCAGAAAACCGGCAGTTATCAACCCATAAATCTTTTGCACTTACAATTGACAAACCTTGGCGCATATTGTTCTGCGCTACGCAATCTATTAACCAAACGCCTTGTGAAAACGCTGGAGTATTGTCGTCAG